TATTAATTTAGATGAAGATTTTAATATAATTTATGAAAACTGTATTTTTAATAAGAAAAGTTTTATTAATATTATAAATAATAATATAACAAATTGGCTTATTTATATTTGTATAAATAATATGAAGAAAGAATATATTGAAAAATCATATTTTTATTTTTCACATGCAATAAAAGTTGTTGATGATAATTTTATAAAAAGTTTTTATATAGATAATAATGATATTTGTATTAAAAATAAATATAAAATAATTTGTAAAAAAAAAAATATTATAGATAAATTATATGATAACTGGATAAATATAATTAAACTTGATTCAGAAAATTGTAATATATTTATTAAGTAATTATAACAATACTATTAAAAATAATTTATAATATATATTATATTATAAAATGGCAAAATCAAATAGTAATCCATCAATTTGTGTTCCAGCAATGTTATATTTAATATTAGCAGTTATTGGATTAATTACAATGGCAATGAAAAGTTGTGGAGCTTTATGTTTATTGTTTAAAATTATTTTTGTTATTATTTGGACATGGTTCTTAAATTTTTTATGTAAAAGTGGATATACAACAATATCATGGATTTTAGTAATATTACCTTTTATTATGTTTATTTTAATGATACTAATTGTAATTGAACTAATGAAAATAAATAACGTTAAAGAAAATTTTTCAGACCAATCATGCAGTGATGCTTGTTTAACAAATTTTAATTATTGCACTCGTAATCTCATGAAGAATAATGGTAGTAATATGACACCAAAAGATTGTGAAAATGCCAGAGACAAATGTTTAGAAAATTGTAAAAATAGTTAATACTTTTGATGATAATAACTAAGTTTTAAATAATAATATAAAAATTAAAATAAATATTATAAAATATTTATAATAAAATTTATTATAAATATTATAAAAATATCTATATATATATTATAAAATGGCAAAATCAAATAGTAAACAAAATATTTGCGCTCCAGCAATGTTATATTTAATTATTGCATTGTTATCACTTATAACAATGGTAATGAAAAAAGTTAAAGCATTAACAATATTAGTTCAATTAATTTTTATAGCAATTTATACATTATTGTTAAATTTATTATGTAAAAATGGATATACAACAATATCATGGATTTTAGTAATATTACCGTTTATTATTTTTATAATAATGATATTATTTGTAATTAAACTAATGAAAAAAAATAATGTCAAAGAAAATTTTTCAGACTCATCATGCATTGATGAATGTAATAAAGCTCTTGATGATTGTATGGAAAATAATGAAAATCCTGAACATCCTGAACCATGTATAATTGTCCAAAATGAGTGTATGAAGAAATGTTCTATGCATCCTCCTATGGGTCCTCCTATGCATCCTCCTATGGGTCCTCCTATGCATCCTCCTATGGGTCCTCCTATGCATCCTCCTACGGATCATGATATGGAACATTCTATGTAGCCACTGATCGATATTACCTTTGTTCCATCCTAATAAAGAATAAGGTTTTAATAATAAAGTAAATATTTTATAAAATATTTATAATAAAATTTATTATAAATATTATTTTTGATTATAATTATATTTTTCATTTATTTTTCATTTTCATCAGATTTTTTCTTTTTAGTTATTTTTATTTTTTTTGTTTTTTCTTCAGGTTCAGTTTTTGTTTTTTTAACTTTAATTGTTTTCTTCTTTTTTTCAGGAACTTCTTCCTCATATTTTGGTTCATTAATATTAATTTGTTCAAAATCAATATTTATATTATTATTTTCACCATTAACTTTTTCATAAGATGGTTCATCTATACTAATTTTTTCAAAATCAATATTTTCACTATTATTAATATTCTTTTTTTCATTATTATTAAGAATAATTGGTTCTTCTGCACTAATATTACTAAGTAAATATTGTTTATTGTCTTCAATACCAAATCCAAAATTAAAATCACTATCATCTATATTTTCAGTATTTTCAAAATCATTATATGCATTAGAAAATGCATTATTAACATCACTTTCATTAATATCTACATAAACACTATCACTATAATCACCTACTTCAATTTTTTCTAATAATTTATCTTCATCAATTAATATTTCAAATGAATTTGTTCCAGATTTACAAAATTGACCAGCAAGTATATTTGCAGATACACCCTTCATATTATCTTTTTCAGCAAATAATGCGGCTTTTGTAAAATTATTCATAACTTCTTCAAAAGATGCTTTACCAATTGGACCAATTTCAGGATTTTTATTAATACCATGTCTATCAATTTGCATTAATTTACCTCTATATGTCATAATATCAGACATTAACTGTACATGTCTAACATTTGCATTTTTATATATTTTTGCCAACTCTTTATAAATAAGTTCTCTTGTAGCTTCAATTCCAAATATTTCATGAAATTCTATAATATCATTTGTGACTGTTCTAGAAATATCAACACTACTATCACCCAATATATCAATCAAATTACTTCCATTCGTTTTTAATATCCATTCTTTACTAGCATTAAATGACCCATCATCATTATATTTAATAATGTTTGATTCTGATATTTCAACCTGTTTAATATTATTTATGCCTCTTAATGGAAGTTCAATAAGTTGTTTTTCAAAATCTTTCATAAAGTCTAGGAAACTACCTTTACTATCTTGTTTAATACTTATTCTCATAACAACATCATTAACACTATCATCGCTATAAACACAATCTATTTCTTGGTCATTGTGAAAATTTTCTTTGATTGTTTCTTGTATTTCTTGAACAGTTATTTTTCTATTCATAAGTGATTCTTTATCAAAAATTAATCGTAAAATCCATGGTGATAAACATGTTTCATCAATATTATCATTATCAAACAATTCCGAAAATTCTTTATAACTCTTAATAAATTCAATATCTTCATTATTATCAGTAAATCCTTCTTTATTATCAAATAAAATTTCGCTTTTTGCAAGTATATCTTTTAATTGTGTATATGCAAAACGTGATTGAACTTTTCTTGCATTATCTTTATTGTTAGAGTACTCTTTATTTAGATAAATTAACATATTTTCACTCTTCAAGTTTTTACTTATACCAATTATTTCACGAAGACGTGGTATGCCTTCTGTAATTACAAGACTACCAGTACCTACACCGGCGGAGTGAAAAGTATCTCTTAAACCAATGAATTCACTGTTCAAAAAATTTTTTGTATTTTTCACTGTTAAATCGAAAGCATAATCAGTTGTATTAGCAATCTCTTCAATACTTTTAATTTTACTAAAAACCATATCAGTAAAACGTTGGTTTCTTTCTTCCATAATTAATTTACCACCTATTATATTAGGTATTTTGTCAAATCTTTTTCCATATATAGTTTTATAAGTATGATTTTTTATTAATTCTAGATTATCTTGTTTATAGTCAATACGCATAGTTAAAATATTTGATAATTTCTTAACATTACTACCAAAAACATTAAGAATATACATTTGTTTAATATCTAAACTTCCTCTATTATTTTTTTCTTGTTTTTGTGGTTTATATATATGACTAAATACTCCAAATACTCGTAATATAATTTGAACACTCTTTAACATAGTTTTAGAAGTAGAATACATACTTATTGTTTTATCAACACGTCCATCTCCTCCAATATATGCATCTAAAAATCCAGTTAAGCAATCTTTATTTGAAAATGTGATAACATCAGAAATAAACTTATTATGGCTCAATTTTCCAACTAATTTTTCTAAAATATTACATAAAAGAGTATTGTAAATACGCAAATCTTGACTTTTCCATCCTTCTTTATTTTTATTTTCATTTTTATAAATTTTTGTTGTTATATTCCATTTTTCACATAATTCTATAATAGGGTCGAAGTATGATGTAACATTATTAGCAATAGATATTTGATGTTTTGTTAATGACCCTTCCGCTGCATAAGCACCAATCAAATATCCAAAATTATAATCTAAATCAATAACTTCTGGAATTGTATAAACATTATTACATGAATTTAAGTTATAAACAAATCCATCTAATATAGTACATTTTATTTTTCGACCAGGTCTAACACGTTCACTTGCTAATTGAACAACACTATCACTTCTTTTATGAGGTAATATGAAAGTTTTATTTGCATGTTTCAACCACCAGTGATGTTCTTTCATAACAGCTTTAGCTTTTTCAAGTTCACTTCCATAAACATATTCTGTTGGAGGTAATATTCCCCTTAAATCAAATGTAAAATTTTCATCATAATCCACTTCTTTTGTGCTAATAGGTAAATAATCACCAACTTTAAGATTTTCACCTTCAATAGGTACTATTTTTCCATCTATCAATTTCAAAAATGATTTTGCTTTTGTTGCAATAACTTCACGTTCATCTTCAGTTGTAATTTTTAACATAGTATTTGAACCATCTCTATTAATAACAGGATGTTTTGTAACAGCTTCAATAACATCCCAAAATACATTTCCATCTTCATCACATGCCTGAATTTCAAAATAATCTGCACATGTTGCATATGTAGTATTTTTACTTTCATCATAATCAACTGCTCCTGATCGTCTAATCTCTCGTTCAATAAATTCTCCAATTTGATATTTTGCTATTTTTTTATCACTAGTTCTAATTATTACTTCAGTTTCATAAGTTACTGAGTTCAATGTAAGTTGTGTTGAAATTTCACCTAGTGTTTGAGCACTAATAATACCAACCATTTCACCAGGATTGACTAATGCGCTTAACATTTTTTCTTTAATTATATTAATAATACTATCAAATGCCGCTTTATTCATACGATATTTCTTCAATACATTTTTACTTGCTAAAAATGATTTAAAAATTATTTTAAATAGTTTCCAGTTAAAGTCTTTTTCAGGTAAATATCTTACAATTTCGTTCATTGTATCATTATATGTTTTGATAATATACTGTGGCGTAATATCTGAAAAGTGAAATGGTTGAATATTAAATTTTGTACATTGTGATGGTATTACTCTAAATAAGTTAATTGGAACATATGTATTAATATCACCAATTGCTTCAACATTTTTAAAATAGTTATATCTTAATTCATTTCTCATATTTAATAATTCTTGATATTCATCATTTAATATATTTTTATAATTAGGGTCTTCCATCATAGTAGCTACTGCATCAGGTGTCATAAATGTTTCAAAATAGGAACTATCATCTAAAGAGTCAAATTTATAAACAGAATCCATAGTATTATTATCATATTCAATTAATTCAATTCTTGTTGCTTTTTCAAGTTTAATTGGGTCAAAATTATCATCACCATATGCAAATTGGACAATATATCCGGATGCATTACGAAGAGCAAAATCATAATTAACAACAATATCTTCTGCAGCCTTAATGAATTTACGTGATAAATATCCACTATCCGCGGTATCAACTACATGAAGACCATTAGCAAGTCCAAAGTTTAACGTACTTGGAATTGTCAAATCATATACCTTTGGATATCTAGAAATATCAACCTTATTAATTTCAACTATTGGGTCAAGAGCAATATCATTAACAATTTTAAATTCTCCTTCAGGATATATTGTATTTTCTTCATTATTTAATATTTTTAAAAGTTTATATGCATTAATTCCATCAATTTTAAGAGTAATCATTTTAATATCAATACTACCAAAAATACCAAGTCTACTAAGAAGTACATTAATATCTTCAATAGATTCAACCGAGTCATCTTTATATTCAAATATTCCATTCTTAATTATGTAATTATTAGTAAATAACAATACTATAAACTTTTTAATTACATCTTCTGAAGAGTTAAATAAGTCAGTATGTAATTTAGTAACTTCTACTAAATTATTAACAACAGGTGGAGCAGGTAAATTTACTGTAACTGGAACAAAATCACCTAATTTTACATCAGGTGTTGATTTTCTTTCAAATTGTTTTCCATTCCAAATTAATAATGAGTGTGACTCTGTAACAATAACAGAACGACCAGCCTTTGTTTTAATTTCATATAATTCTTTTCCAGGGTCATGTCTAGTAATATTCTTAATAATACCCCAACTTACATTACCATCAAGGTCTGTTGTTGGAATACTTGCTTCATAATCTAATTCTAAAAGTTCCATTTCTTTTTCAGATAAGTTTTTAACATTTTCTTTATTTTTTTCAAGTAAATCATCAATCCAATCACCAATATTAATCTTTTTCATAATTCCATTTTCCATAATAATGATTGGAGTATCACCAGTAACAGATTTAATTGCAGTATCAATAGTACCTGTTCTACCACCCATAGCATGGAAAAACATTTCACTTGGTGATAATCCTTCAATAAAACTATTTCTGCAAAATCCCTTTGCATCAGGACCAATATCATTACGTGAAAAGTGAGGTAATGTTCTTTCAGTAAATCCTTCTTCAATACGTGAACCCCAAATATCTTGTTGTCCAACACATCCAATGATTTGTTGAATATTAAAAGCTTTACCTTTTGCACCTGATGCTTGGTCACCTGCTTGATAAAAGTTATTTGATTTTGGAATAAGTTCTATTACTTTATCTCCAACTTTTTCAGATAGATTCGATAATATTTTCATCATTTGAAATTCCATATTTGACCTTTTATATGCATCATCTAAATCATTTGCAAAAACACCATGTTGAGCGCGTTTTACTAAATCAAACGATTCTTCTAAATATTTATTAATAATCTCTTTAATAATCTTTCTTCCATCTCTATTAACAGTTGCATCACCAAATCCAATTGTAAAACTATTATCAGACATCCATCGAGTAATTAATTTTTGAGTATCATTTAAAAAGTCATTACATGCTTCCATTCCATACGCATTATAAATTTGTTTGATTAATCCATCTGAGCTACCACCAAGTGAATTACCAGTTAAAAATCCTTCAGTTAATATTCCACGATTTATTTTTAAATTTTTTACTTGAGTAATATTTATATCTGGTAATATTAATGAAAATAATTGCTTACCATTCCAAAAATCAACATTATCATTCTTTGCAAAAGCTTCTGGCATAATACCATTAAATTTCTTTGAAAACATCATATAATTATTCATTTGGTCACGTCTCATTTTATTATCTTTGATTGTTAATAAATAAGAACCAATTAATGTATCTTGTGTAATTTCAATACAAGGAGTACTTGTACCAGGTGATATTATATGGTTCTGCACTAGGCATATTTTTTCTAATTCAACAACAGTCTGAAGTGACTGTGGAATGTGCATATTCATCTCCGAAAGTACCTAATCTTTCGACTAGGAGTGGACTATATCTTGAGCTTTATCAGTTCTGGTTAGGAACATCATTTAAAACCTGTAACCGTTTAGTCTCTGAACCTTACCCATGCTCTACCTTAACGAGTTTAGGGTCTTGGCTGCTGATTGCCTACTTCGTTCTAATAATTTAATATTAAAACTCATCTAACTATATTTTCACTATACATATTGAGTTTCCCCATATCCATAAATTATTTTCATAACTTATTTAGTAATAGTTAGCTTTAAGGGTTTCCAGCAATTTGATCACATTGCCTATTTACTAATATTTTAATAAATAGACTAGACGATTATATTAATCCATTATCATATGCATAAAATAATGAATTAGTAGATAATTACACTGTTTATCTTGTTAAGTATTATCTACAACTTAACAAGCAGTCGCCTGTTGAGGACAAGATTTATCCCCATCAAAATCAGCATTGTATGGTTTACATACAAGCACATTTAATCTAAAAGTACTAAATGGTAGTATCTTAATTTTATGAGCCATCATACTCATTCTATGCAACGTAGGTTGTCTGTTAAATAAACAAATATCACCATCAATTAAATGACGATGCACAATATCACCAACTTCTAAATTATCTGCAATCTGTTGAACATCAACGTGTTTTAGTGATATATTTTTATGCATTCCGTCAGCTGTTTTAGTAACCGTTTTTGCACCAGGATAAGTTTTCGGGCCATTATTAACCATCTTTTTCATTTTATTAATATTATATTTAGTAACAATTTCAGGAAAAGTTAAATTCATTGCTATTTTTTTTGGGATACCGTATTCATCAATATTAATATTCGGGTCAACAGAAATAACAGTACGTGCTGAATAATCAACACGTTTACCCATTATATTTCCACGTAATCTACCTTCTTTACCTTTCAATCTTTGTGTAATTGCTTTTAAAGGTCTTAATGATGACCTATGAGCGGTTGAATGCACACCTGGTATTTCATTATCCATATAAGTAGAAACTAAATATTGTAAATATCCCTGATAATCATCAATCTTTTTACTATTACTATTACTGTTTTCTAAAACTTGCTTTAACATTTTATTCGATTTTACAATTGTCACAAGAGCATAAGTCAAATCATCTTCAGACCTTTGATTGTCAGATTGTCTAACAGATGGACGCACAGATGGAGGTGGTACTGCTAAACTTGTTATAATCATCCATTCAGGTCTACTATACAATGATGATAAACCTAAAAAATTAACATCTTCATCTTTTATTTTTTTCAAAATCTGATAACAAATCAATGGAGTAAAATTCTGTTGTTTAAGTACTTTATTATCTTTCAATGCATTTTGTGAAAATTCCGCATAAATTTGTATAATATTATTTTTATCTTTAATAGAAGCGGCTCCATTTAGCCGAACATATTTCGTTGGTTGTAATACAAAACAACCACCATTATAAGAACATTTTTTATTTTTAGAACATAATAATACACATGTAAGAAATCTGTTATAACCTTTTTTCCCTTCCAATTCTTTTAAAACATTTGGGTCATTTTTATCCAATAATAAATTCGAACATCTAAAACAAACGCACTTAAGTAATTTTTCAACATATGAAATAAAATGATGATTAAATACCGGAAGTGCTAAATCAATTTTTCCAAAATATCCAGGACACAATTCTGCTTTTTTCTCATCTGTTGGACAGATTATAGATGCATCTATTGACCCCATATTATGATCAAATAATCCATTGTTCTTTGGAATATTTGAATCATATGTATCTGACGTTAATATATCAACAACTGAACCTCTTTTAATATCTTGATGACTAAAAAGACTAAATTGAATTTCATTAATAGATTCTAAATTATCTATGTTTTGCAATTCGTGTAATAAGTGTGTCATATTAGTATATTAATAATAAGAATTTAATTTTTAAGTTGAAAAAAAAAATCAAATTTTTTATTTTTATTAAAAAAATAAAAATAATTTTATAAAAGATTAAATGTTTTTTATATTTTTTCTACAAATTATAGTTTATTTTTAGTTCTAAAATTGTTTCTTTACAAAAATGAAAAACATTATGAAAATTATTATTAATTAAATCATTTACATCAAACCAGCTTGCATTAGTATTATTTAGTAAAGCAAGATTTTTAGGTATTTGTATAATATTAATTACCATTTTATTATTTGCAATCCATAGAACATTATTACTATGTATAAATTCTTTAATGTATTTAGTAATTAAATATAATGCGTTTAAACTATATATTTCATTTAATTCTTCAGTAAATTCACGTAATGCTGTTTGTATATAACTTTCCATATAATAATTATTAGTTTTTCTATTAAAACCCCATTCTCTTTTTCCACCTGGAAAATTAAACTTTAAATCATTATTTCTTTTTTCTTTTATCATAAAAATATTCATTTTATTATTTTTCATATAATATAATAATATACTTGATGAACAAAAACCTAACTTATCATTATATTTTAATGAATATGAAAAATAATTATATCTTGATAATTTTTTTTTATATTCATTAAAAATAAAACATTCACATAACTCATGATAATAATTTTCATTACATAAAG